AATATTAGCCACAGCCGAAGTTAAAAATGGTAATGGTAGATATTATTCTAAAGAACTATGGGATAGAGAAATAGACAAGTATAAAGTATTAGTTGAAGAAAAAAGAGCAATGGGTGAATTAGATCATCCTGAATCTACAGTAATAAATTTACAAAACGTATCACATAATATTAATGATATGTGGTGGGATGGAGATAATGTAATGGGTAAAATAGAAATACTACCTACTCCATGCGGAAATATTTTAAAAGCATTAGTTGAAAGTGGAATTACAGTTGGTGTATCTTCTCGTGGGATGGGAAGCTTAAAACCAATGGGTGAAGTACAAGAAGTACAAGATGACTTCGAATTACTGTGTTGGGACTTTGTTTCAACACCATCTAATCCAGATTCATTTATGCATTTAGTAAAAGAAGGGCTTGAATTTAAAACTTCAAATTCATACACAAAAGTAAATTCAGTAATAACTGAAATACTTTGTGCTCATGGATCATGCCCAATAATTTAAACTCCCCTGTTTAACCTGAGATTAGCGTCTTCATTAGTTTGAAGGCGCTTTTCTATTATTTTTAAGAATCCTCATATACGTATAACTGTAATATGCCATCATTCTATATGGCATTCAATAATTATTAATTCTTATTACGATTCCAAATAATCGTATTCCACAAAAAACATTCGGAAAAATGAACAGAAACTTTTTAAAAGAGGCTATTGCCGATGCAAAGACTGTAAAAGAATCAGCCATTGCAAACGCTAAAATTGCTTTAGAAGAAGCTTTCGCTCCAAGAATCCAATCTATGCTTTCTGCTAAACTAGAAGAAATGGATAAAGAAGAAATGGATGAAGAGATGAAAGAAGATGATAAAGTAAAAGAGGCTAAAAAGTCTGATGATGATAAGATGGAAGAGGAAATGTCAAACCCTGTTATGAGACGAGGATTAAAAGGTGATAATGCTGAAGAGCGTGAAACCGAAAAAATGCGTTTTAAAGAAGAGGATGACAAAGAACTCGATGAAATCTTAGCTGCATTAGATGAAGAACTATCTGAAGAAACTTTAGATGAAGCTAAAGACGACGATAAAAAAGATGACAAAATGGAAGAAGCTAAAAAAGCTGACGACAAAGATGAAATCAAAGAAGACGAGCGTACAGATGCTGAAGAAGAAGGATACAAAGATGGTGAAAAAGATGCTGAAGAAGATATGGAAGAGGACGAAGATATCGACCTTGAAGACATGTCAGAAGAGGATCTTAAAAAATTCATTGAAGACGTAATTGAAGATATGGTTGGAGCTGGCGAATTAGAAGCTGGTGAATCATTCGAAGATGACGTTGATGTAGATGTTGAAGATGGAGAAGTAGAAGTAGAAGATGATATGTCAACAGCTGTTGATGTTGAATTGGATGAAGCAAAAGAAGAGATTGACGAAAGAAAAAAGCAAGGATACGATGATAGAGAAGATGAAAGTCTTGGAATGCGTAGAGGTGCTGAAAAAGGTAAGAAACAATCTATGAAAGCTCGTAGAGATGATTCTTATGGGAAATTTGGTAAGCGTGATGCAGAAGCAAAAGGTAAAGCTAAAGGACCTGGAAAAAACAAAGTTAATAAGGAAGAAGTTGAATCATTAAAAGCACAGTTAGCTGAAGCTTATGATGCAGTAAAAACTTTAAAAACTGAGTTAAACGAAATTAATCTTTTAAATGCTAAATTACTTTATACTAACAAAATCTTTAAATCTAAAAATTTATCTGAATCACAAAAGGTAAAAGTATTAGAATCATTTGATAAAGCTACTTCAGTTAAAGAAGCAAAATTAGTATTTGAAACTGTTGATACAGGATTTAAATCTAAAAAAACATACGTAAATGAAAATTTAGGTAGAGCTTCTAAATCTGCAGGTATTGCTGTAAAAAAGATAGCTAAAAAACCAATTGTTGAATCAGACGAAATGGTAAAAAGATTCCAGAAATTAGCTGGTATACTTTAATTAAATTAATTATTAATCAAAACTAAAAAGAAAAATGTCACAATTAAATTCACTTTTAGAATCAGCTAATACTTACAAGTCACTACAAAGTGATGCTGCAAGATTAGCTAGCAAGTGGTCCAAAACTGGATTACTTGAAGGCATGAATTCTGAGACAGACAAAAATAACATGTCTATGATCTTAGAAAATCAGGCTAAACAATTGGTAACAGAGAACACTCAGACAGGTGGTGGTACAGCGACTTTTACAGCTGGTACAGGACCTGCAGGACAGTGGGCTGGTGTTGCTTTACCTTTGGTAAGAAAAGTATTTGGACAGATTGCTGCAAAAGAATTTGTTAGCGTTCAACCAATGAACTTACCTTCAGGTCTAGTATTTTATCTAGACTTTCAGTATGGTGGTACTAACGTTGCTGCACCGCCAGCTGCAAGATTAAACAAACTTCCATTTAATAACGGTACTTCATTATATGGTACTCCTTCTCCGCTTAACCCAGCTACTAACACTAGTGGTTTCGGTAACGCTGCTGCAGGTGGTCTTTATGGTGCTGGTAGATTTGGTTACTCAACTCAAAACCTTACTTCAACAGCTGTTGCAGGTGGTACTTTGGGTGTAATTGGTAACGCAGATTTTTACTATGACTTAGATGGAGATTCTCAGTTCGCTAGTGCTGCAACAGGTCAAACTGCTGCAAACACTTATAACGGACAACAATTATTTGCTGCAAATAACGTAACTAAAGTTTCATTCCCAGCTACTACAAGTGCTGGAGCTGTTACTACTATGTTAGATACTAACTATGATACAAAAGCTGTTTCAGGTTTCTATCTAATTGATGGTGCTGGAGCTGTTGCTGGAACTAACTACCCTGCATTTACATGTGTGAAGCAAGGAGGTATTTTACCTGCTGCTGCTATTTATGCTGGTGGTGCTGTTGCAAACTTAAACGGTAAATCTTTATCAGACATTACTGCACAAGCTACTCAAATTGGTGGTGTTGCACTAGCTGCTGCATCTGCTACTTTAGGTTTCAGTGATAGAAATGTTAGACCTTCAGCTGTAAATTTAGCTGCTGGATCTACAGGATCTGGTATGTCAATTGATGTATATGGTCAAGGTGGTGCTGCTGCTCCTGTTATTGTAATTAACAACCCAGGATCAGGATATGTTGCAGGAGATGTATTAGATTTCTCTGTTGCTACAATTCCACAAAACGCTGCTACTGTAACTGGTGGTATACAAATTACTCTAATTGCTGGTGATATACCTGCTGCTGGTGTAGTTTCATGGTTTGGATCAGGTGCAATTACTGCTGGTGCTGCTGCAGCTACTGGAGGTATCGTAACTGGTTGGTTATTAGATGTAGGTGCTGCTGTTAACACTTCTGTTGCTGCAATTCCTCAGCTAGTTGTTTGTCAACAAACTTTACAACCTACTGATAATAACAGAGGTGATTTCGAAGATGGAAACAACGCGCTAAACGCAAATAACACGCCAATCGCAATTCCAGAAATCAATGTACAAATGAGAAGTGAGGCTATCGTAGCTAAAACTAAAAAATTAAAAGCTGTTTGGACGCCTGAGTTCGCTCAAGATCTAAATGCTTATCATTCTTTAGATGCTGAAGCTGAATTAACTTCAATCATGAGTGAGTACATTTCATTAGAAATAGACCAAGAAATTCTTGCAATGCTAATCGAATCAGCTGGTGCTGGTGACGAATATTGGAGTGCACAGAATAACGTATCTCTAGACTCAGGAGGACAGATTACTGCTCCTGCTGCTGGTGCTTTAGGAGGATTAGGTTTCTTTAACTCTCAAGGACAATGGTTCCAAACATTAGGAACTAAAGTTCAGAAGTTAAGTAACATTATCCACCAAAGAACACTTAGAGGTGGTGCTAACTTTATGGTATGTTCTCCAACTGTAGCTACTATTATCGAATCTATTCCAGGATTTGCTAGTAACTCAGATGGTGATGCTGCTAAAATGAGCTATGCATTTGGTGTACAGAAAGCTGGTTCAATGAACGGAAGATACCAAGTATACAAAAACCCATATATGACTGATAATACTATATTATTAGGATATAGAGGTGGACAATTCTTGGAAGCTGGTGCAGTATTTGCTCCATACATTCCATTAATCATGACTCCAATGGTATACGACCCACAAACGTTTACTCCACGTAAAGGTTTATTAACTCGTTATGCTAAGAAAATGATTAGACCAGAATTTTACGGAAGAATTTTCGTTAACGGATTAAATACACTATAATATTTAATTATATTAGAGTATTTAACTTATTATTCTTAAAAGAGCCCCGCATTAGCGGGGCTTTTTTTTTATATTTAATTTCCTTTTTAATATTTATAACAAAAAGATATGGCATCAACAGTAACTCCTTCTGAATTTAAAGTATTCATCAAAGAAGACCATGTAATCAATGGTATAAGGACTGTAAATGAAAATTTATATAGAATTCCTAATGTAACAAACTATGATAGAAGAATTGTTACTGTACCGGCAGACACAAATGTAGACTTAATTAATACAAATGGATTAGTTCCAGGTCCAGCTTTATTTCCTTCATATAGTATAGCTTATGGTAGAATAACAAATATGGATGATACTAATCGTTTAGCAGTTACTTTTACTTCTTCAAATGGTGAATCTGAAACTGGTAATATAGGAAATGATTTAAGTGGATCGTATACAAGTGGAGGAACTGGTGGTACAGCGGGTACTTATTCTAATTTACCAACCGCTACGAATGGTAGTGGGTCAGGC